GTTCTTCATCCATCGGTGGGGGTATTTTTGCCTTTCTCCGTATGAGAAAGAAAAAGAGGATAAGAAAGACTAGAAGCTCTAGGCCCAGACGTCCTAGACGCCCTAGACGCTTTAGGCCTAGATTCAAGCGTCGTAGATTCCGTCCCCGCCGCTTTGGGAAAATAGGACGTTTCGGGCGTAGATTTAAAAGGCCCCGTTTTGGAAGGTTTCGCCGTCGTTGCTTCGCTCCCGAGACTGAAGTCCAACTTAAGAATGGTACTACCCGCCAAATGAAGAATCTTGAACTTGGTGATGTTCTTATTAATGGAAGCATTGTTGAAGCTACTATGAAGATTAAGAATCAAAGTGATCCTTATTACAAGATTGGTGACATTCACGTAACTGGTTCTCACTACGTAAAGGACGGTAACGTCTACAAACAGGTTCGCAACTTCTCCAAGGCTGAACCAACTAACAAGATTGACAAGGTTGTGTGCTGCTTAGTTACAAACGATCACAAGATTCCTGTCGGTAACTTTACATTCTGGGATTGGGAGGATAACCTCGTACCAAATTACATCCAAACTCCAACAAAGGCCATGACTATCAGAAATCGTTCCCGGAACACCAGTGTAGTTGGTGACAAATAATTTGTTGTCATAAAGTAAGATGGATATAGTGTCCAAAGCTTTAGCTTTACCTATACCACTACCTAAGGAGTATGTCCAGTCACTACCTAAGATTCCTAAGGACAAGAAATTCCCTAAACGCGTATGTAGGGATGTACAGGTGAGTGAAGATGCATCTAACGCAGAGAAAGCTAAGCTCAATACAGATGAGACTTTCACGCGAATGTGTCAAGATGACATAACTAACGCAGCAAATGAAGAGGCAATAGGAGAAATGATCCCATTAATCATACTTTTAGTACTTTGTTGCCTTTGCTGTATATCTATGATATCTGTTGGCTTCGGTGGTTACAGATGGTGGACATCTAAATATAGACCACAAACCAAAATACACCGTCGTCGCCCTCGTCCTAGAAATGTTTAATCAAAAATCCTTTTTAAAACCTGTATATGGCATATGCGTTTTAAAAAAGTCCGTTACCTTCTTTGGCGTCGCGAAAAGATCATAAATTCGTTACAAGTGTTATTTTAAGCTTTCAATTTTAAAAATTGCGTGATTTCAATTTTTAAATATGAATTTTTTAATGGTATTTACTAAATACTTTGTATAAGTATTTAGTTGGAGAAGGCGAGACCACCCATACCCGACTGGATGCGGAGCACGTTGTAGTTGGTGGCGAACATGTGCATAGTGGTAGCATTGTTGGCGGTCTTCATAGTGACAGCAACCTGGGCATTGTCAATGCGGGAGAAGTTGCAAGTGCCGGTGGGCTGGTGCTCCTCGGGCTTAAGAGCAAATGAGTACGAATACACGCCCGCGTATGGGGAACCAGTGTGGTGCTGGAAGGGCTGGACGGAGTTGAAGTACTTACCCTTCTGCTCCTTGAAGCGGTCCTGGCCGTTGAGAACAAGCTTGAAGGTGTTGAGGGGACCGACCTCATCCTCATTGAAGGTCGCGCCGCCACCGATGCCGAGGCCGAGACCGAGCATGGGGGAACCATAAGTGGAGAGGGAGACGAGGGCGTTGGAGGTGGCCGCGGTGGGGGCAGTGTGAAGCTTGACATCATCATCGTTGGACTCAGTGGTGAAGTTCCACATAGAGTTCTGGGTGAGGGTGTTGGAGAAGCACCACACGAGCTCCTTGACGGGGTGGTTGTACGAGAGGCGGACCTGCTTGGTCTGACCAGAGTCAACGGTGTCAGCGCCAGTGTGCTGAACCTGCTCGATGAGGTACTCATGTCCTTTCTGCGCAAAACGCCTACGCTCCTCGGTGTCGAGGTAGATGTAGTTGGCCCAGACCTTGAAGGTGGAGGTGTCGAGCCACTCATCGAAATGCGCCGATAAATCAAAATCTAATCTTACCTCGTGATACTGTAGGGCAATTAGTGGGAGATAAAGACCGGGATTGCGGTTAAAGAAAAAGTATAGGGGCAAATAGACAGACTTGCCGCCGACACCGGAAGTCATCTTACCGTAAAGAGCCTTCTTCGAGTCATCGAGGTAAAGCTCGGAGTAGAGACGCCACCACTTGGAGTACTGCTTGTCAATGCGCTGGCCACCGATCGATAATTCGACGTTGTTGATCGCACGCTCGGCGACCCAGCAGGCACCGGCCTCGTCGATGCCGGCCTTGACCTTGAGTTCGACATACATGTCACCTACGAGATCACCGTTGCGGGCAACAGTGACGGAGACGCGACCGGAGTCAGCGGCAGTACCGTTGACGGTCTGCTCGATGTTCTCCATCGCGAAGTTAGTGTGGCGCTTGTATTTCGCCTGGAAGAAAGTTACCTCAGGGTTACCAGTAAGGTAGACATCCTGGGCACCGTACGCTACGAGTTGCATGAGACCGCCGGCCATTTTGAGAGTTGTTGTACTATAGACAGAGAAAATAATTTTGGGTAAATGCGAAATTTCGCGATCCAATTTTTCTCAGTCTACATCAAAATGTCCACGCAGCCTGATGAAGATGATATAGAAATTGAGGATGGTGAAATTATTGACACCGAGTCCGAGATTGAGAATGGTAGCATCATTGATCCCGGTGAAGATGAGGAGATTGATCTATCTGAGTTGCTTGGATCCCTGTTCGCGACCGAAGAGGGTGACACTGTTTGTACTGCCCTCGTGGGAATCTCTAACCAGATCCAAGTCCAAAACAAAATTCTTATTAAAATTTTGGCTCAACTTCAATCCTTGAAAAAGTAATTAAAAGAAAAAATTGTAGTATCAGTAATATGGAAAAGACCCACTTCATTGATAAGGAACCCAACAAGTATGAAGCTCTGGCAGAACTTCGTAATCAGCAAATTCGGTCAATGAATGAGGATCAGGCTACACGCCTCTTGTCAAATTTAGAGAATGCGTGGGGTCTCCATGAAAAAGACTTTCTCAGTCATCAAATGCTGGGGTATAACCAGTATCTTTCGGGTAGTTGTTTCAATGAACACGGAGCTGTATCAATCAACGACATTGATCTAGCGGCAATTAAGGATATCAAAAAGAAGAATATTGATTTTGCTATAGAGTTGAGAAATCATTTGAACAAGCTGAAGAAAGAGAAGGAGGAGAGGAACAAGGATGAAAATAAGATTAATTTGGAAGACGCTTTAACTATTAGCGTAGACAAACGAGTTGCCCACGTCATTCTACATATGGAAGATGGATTTGATAATATTCGGCGTCACTACATTTCCTATGAGCGCGTGAGCACTCCGACTCTATCGGGAGACCCACAGTTTCCAAAGTTTTCAGATCCTTCTGCTATGGACGAAGAAGAGATAGAAAATAGCAGCCCTTACCAAAAGTGTCTTATGTATACACTAGAAGAAGCTTATAAGTGTGGATACCGTCGTTACAAGGGGTATTGTTGTGAAGAGATCAAGACTGTTGAGGGACATAGAACTAGGGCGTGGAACCCAGTATTCCCCATTGATAAGTTCGTCTACTCTATCGCTAAGAAGGATATCTCTTTTAAAAACTGGAAGAACTTCACAAGCAAGGGTAGTATTTTCCGTGAAGTCATTGATCATGTTTCCAAATGTGATGATCAGCAGTTTCCAGAGATCTCTAAAAGAAGACATGTGTGGTCTTTCAAAAATGGACTCTTTGTTGGAAAAGAGTGGCTTCCGGATAAGGGGGTCTATGACTGCCGCTTCTATCCCTATGATAGCCCCAATTTCGCCTGTCTTGATCCCACCATTGTTTCATGCAAGTATTTTGACCAGCAGTTTGATGACTTTTCACACTTGGAGAGATGGCAGGATATTCCAACACCCAATTTTGACAGAGTACTTCAGTATCAAAAGCTGGAACCGGAGGTATGTGACTGGGCTTATGTGATGGGTGGACGTCTCTGCTATGATGTTGGAGAGCTTGATTCCTGGCAAATTATTCCCTTCTTCAAGGGTATTGCGAGATCCGGTAAGAGTACCCTAATTACGAAGGTATTCAAGAAGTTCTATGAGAGTGAAGATGTCGGCGTCCTCGCGAACAATATTGAGAAGAAGTTTGGCTTGTCTGCGATTAAGGACAACTTCATGTTTATTGCACCAGAGATTAAATCCGATCTCGGTCTTGAACAGGCTGAGTTCCAGTCTATCGTTTCCGGTGAGGATGTATCTATCGCTATTAAGAACAAGACCGCTGTCTCTATTGAATGGAAGGTTCCAGGCGTCCTGGGCGGCAACGAGGTGCCAAATTGGAAAGACAATTCTGGGTCTATTCTTCGTCGTATTCTCCCTTGGAACTTTACTAAGCAGGTACGAGAAGCTGATCCCCAGCTTGATGAGAAGCTCAATAAGGAGTTGCCTATCATCCTTCTTAAGTGTGTACGTGGATACCTGGACTTTTCCAATAAATACAGGGACAGGGATATCTGGAATGTCGTTCCCGAGTACTTTGAGACGATCAAGAAGCAAGTGGCAATGGTTGCGAGCACTCTAACCAACTTCCTAGAGTCTACATCCATCAAGTATGGCAGCGACCTCTGTGTTCCTCAGACCATCTTCGTACAGATGTTTAATCAGCACTGTTCAGCCAACAACCTCGGAAAGCCTAAGTTTAACCAAGATTTCTATGTTGGACCTTTCAGCTCTAGGGATATCGAGGTTCGGGAAGAGGTGGTCAAGTACAAGGGTCGTACCTACCCTAAGCAACCAGTCATATTCGGACTTGATGTGATCGAGGAAGGTATTGGTTTTACAGACGATTACTAAAAAAAATAGTGACCAATAGTAATATGAGCCAGTCGGTTCAAGAGTTTGTTCGTCGATCTGGTGTGGAACTTCAAAGTCCCAATTCCGCGTCAAACTCGAATAACAACTTCGTTCGGGAACTAGAACGAGATGTTGCGATGATACAAGAACGAAAAGCTCGCGAAAATAGGATAGCACAAGGACAGCGTTTCTTCCGCACACCTACAAGACCACTACCAAGACAGGCTCAGTTTCCTCCTAATTTTCAAAGGAACATCGTAAACAACAATACATATGGTCGCTTTAAAAAATTTGAAAATTCACCATTAGCCAATGAGTTTGATGATGTCATCTTAAACTCAAATAACGAAAAAATGATTAATAATTTATTGACCGAACAGGGAGCACTAAATAATGGTCCAGAAATCAACACTAATCTCTTAGCCAACGACAACTTTGCAAAGGGGTTTGGAAATAACCTAAACTACATCGCTCCTCCACCCCCAACTGAACTTCAAGTTAGCAAGTTGAATGTTGGTATGTATAATGGTTTGATTAATGGTAATTTTGGACAGAAAAATGTTCGTATGGATCTTAAACCCTTACTTTTAAAGACACCTCGTGGCAGAACAGCCATTGGTGAGGGTCTTTATGTAGACACAATTGAGATTGTTGGATACTACGGTCAAATGAAAGCTGGGTTAAGGCACACTAGGGAGCTTGGACCTAAGGGTGACATCAATAAGGTCTACAATAAGGTTCAATTCAAGTTTCAAATCACTAACGACATTGAAACAAAGGGAGGAACCCTGGATTTCTACAGAAATGGTAAGATCCGATTCTCCGCCGGTTTTGTTGGTTCTAACATTGCCAACCAACCAGAACTCTTACGTCGCTTTGTTATTACAAGCTACACTGAGGGGCAATCCTTCCTCTATAGTCCATTTGAATACAATAATCTTAGTGGTCAATTTAGAATCAATGGTGTGTTCAAAAATCTGACTAACATCGCGAGGGATTATAAACAATATGGAATGACCTACGCTACGTATGAACCCGAGCTTACCCCATTCCTTTATATTGACACAATGGACTACAAGTTCTCGTTAACTAGAAACGGAAATGTTCAGATTATAGGCGCCAGGGATCCCAAAACTCTTCAGAGTGCCTACGAGTTTGGTACTAGGTTTGTCAGGCAATTGGACAGAAATGGTGAAATTGAAGTCACTGGTGAGTTCAGTGAGGGTCTCAAAAAGACAACCAAGGCTAAGCCTAAACCCAAACCCAAGCCTAAAACGAAGACGAACGCGAAGAACACCCCCAACAAACTAACCAAAAACCAACTCAATGCTGTGAATGTTGATATGGCTGCTTGCAAGCGTATGAAGAGAGATGAACTCGTTGAGTTTGCTAAAAAGCTTGGTATCGTTCAGTTTAGGGTTAAGACATCGGATGGTTCTAGGCAAATGAGGAAGGATGAGATCTGTGAAAAGATCAAAGCCAAGAAGGGTGTTAGAACTGTCACCTACAAGAATACTACCGGTAAAAACATTAACCTTAAGAGGGGTGCCAACGGTAGATTCAAGATTGGCCGTAAGAGTTGCTTGGGTATGAAGGTCAAGGAACTCACAGATATCACTAAGCTCCTCAAGATTCCTCTCACTGGTAAGGAGAAGAAGGCGGATCTGTGTAAGTTAATTGAAAAGGCTAGGAACAATATTGCTAACAAACCTGTACCAAATAAACTTTCCCCGAGGGCTCTAAAGCAAAAGGCTAAAAACAATAAGAGGGTTGCTAAGGAACTGGAAAAGAATGTAAATAGGCAATTGAAGGTAAATAACGTTGAGATGAAAAGGAGACTCAATGAAAACTCAATCCGCAATGATCTCAACAAACTTTACGGAAAGATGTGGATGGAGAGATACAAACCCAATCTTAATCAAGATGTAAAAATCATCCAAAACCGAATCAGTAACATCCGAAAGACTAATAAATTGGGTGTACCCTTCAAGCGTGATATAGATGAACTCAAAAAGAAGCTCGTTGCGCAATGGAAGAGGGAACGCGTCCGTGATTTGGAAAAGAAGTTGGTCAACACTAATGGTGTGAGCAACAACATGAAGAATAGGTTCCGCATCGCAGCTGTGAACTACATTATGAATCTCAAGAATCAGAAAAAAACTATAACGGCGGCTAGGTTAGCTCAATTCAAGAAAAATTGGTTAAAGCGGATAGCTAATATTAATAAAAATGGGCGTCCGAAGGGAAATAACCGAGCGGTTAAAGCTTGGATTGAAATGTTATAATCATGGAGTGAGAGTTGATGACGATACGAGGACTTGGGGTACACCTACAGATTCCTGGTTAGATATGGCCAAGGAGGAACTTTTAGATGCTATTATTTATGTTGTAGCGGATTACATCCGAAGCGTTAGGAGTGAAGGGGAACGTGCACCCCTCAGTTTTCGTAAAAATGATGAGCCTGATGATAACAAACTCATCATGTCTATAGTTGATGACTGGGAATGTGTTGAAAGTCCACAACACAAAATGCTCCTATGGAATCTCTTCAAGATGCTCAACAGTGACATCTTCAGCGGTTCTGACTGAAAATACACACAAGACAACGCAACCTACTTGATATGAGACTTGACCCCACATATGAAGTACAGCGAAAGGAAAAATCATTAACAATGAAATTGTTCCATGTGTTGTGGGTACGATTACAGAATAAGGTTTATTTTCTGTATGTATAGCCATTGTCGTAGCACATATAAGAAGTGTGTTTATAGAATCTATAATCCTATTTAAGTACATTAGACAGAACAAACTTGAAAAAGAAAGAGTGTATGACATTAGCTTTGCTGTGCGACTATATTTAACACCGACGACACGATGAAATACTCGAGTTCTAGGTGGCTCCGGTGGAAGTTCTGGGGGTGGAACATCCTCATTGAATGCTATCGCAACAGAACCATCTGGTTCTTCTACAACCAGATGTCTGGCATCTTTCATAGTAGTTAATTAGATTTAATCTTTAAAAGTCTTCGTCGAAGGTGATATTCTCCGAATCATCGTCTAACTTACCGTAGTCTCCAACCCTCTTTTCGAAGAAGTTGGTCTTACCGTCGAGGCTAATATTTTCCATAAAGTCGAAAGGATTTTTAGATCCCCAAATTGGGGGTTGTCCAATTTGTTTAAGAAGGCGATCCGAGACATACTCTATGTACTCAGACATTTTCTCACTGTTCATTCCTATGAGGTTACAGGGAAGTGCATCAATAATAAAGTTCTTCTCAATAGCGACAGCTTCCTTGATAATAGAGTGAATGGTTTCTGTAGAGGGTTTATTGCGAAGCATTTTGAAGAGTTCAACGGCGAACTCCTGGTGAAGCCCTTCATCTCGAGAGATGAGCTCATTACTAAAACAGAGACCGGGCATGAGTCCTCTCTTCTTTAGCCAAAAAATGGCACAAAAACTTCCAGAAAAGAAGATACCCTCCACACACGCAAAGGCAAAGAGACGTTCGGCGAATGAACGAGACTTGGTATCGAACCATTTTATGGCCCAGTTCGCCTTTTGTTTAATACAGGGAATTGTTTGGATAGCTTCAAAGAGTTGCTTCTTTTCAGCACTATCCTTAATATATTTGTCTATGAGTTTTGAGTAGGTCTCACCGTGTACCATTTCATTATGCGATTGGTACGCATAAAAGGAGCGACCTTCGGAGATTTGAACTTCATCAGCAAAGTTGTTATTAATGTTCTCGAATACAATTCCATCAGAACCAGCAAAAAAGGCTAGAACGTACTTGATAAACTTTTGTTCATTGTCGTTTAGGCTTTTCCAATCCTCCATATCCTTAGAGAAATCCACCTCCTCTGCAGTCCAATTGGACATTTGTGCCTTCTTATAAAGTTCCCAGAGGTGAGGATACTTCAGGGGAAAGACTGTGAAACGATTCAAAGTGGGAGCGAGAATGGGTTCATATTCGTCTTCTATGTAGTCTTGAAATTCAAAATAAGTTCCGACGTGACGATCGTTAATAAATATTTGAGGGTAGGTTGACACTGAACCTCCGCATATCTCTTTTAGCTTCTCTTTGTCTATCATGACTTTCTCATATTCCAACCCTTCACTCTCGCATAGAGATACAGCGTGGTCGCAATACTGACATCCTTCCTTCGAATAAATAATAACTTTCATCTGTGATATTATGCCTGATTATTTTTTGTGGGAAAACTCTAAGCATGATTGTGCCCTCTGAAATAATTGAAGATGACATAGTAAAAGTTTTAGTTAATGAAGATGGAATAGAAGATGAGATGTATGCCGTAGTTGCCATGAATACAGGGAAGACCCTGGGACTTTACTACCTGAACCCAACCGAATCGGTCTATAAGTCCGCATGTATATACAGTCTGGACAAAACTGAGATGTCGCCCGCTCCCTATGATAGCCTGATGGAGCACTATCCCTCTGGAACCAAATTTGAGGATTTGGATATGAAGCGCATGGACCAAGATGGTGATATGTACGCATTTTACTCAGAAATAGACATAGAAGACAGTGATAGTGACATCCATGAAATGCACCTAGAGAGTGACACCGATTCTGAAATGGCGGACTTTATTGTCCCTGATTCAGAAGTGGAGGGTCAAAATATAGTACCACCAGACTACGCCTCGATAGATAAAGAATGGAATGAATGGCAGCCATCTTCTGTGGGGGCCAGGAGCTTCAAAGAAACAGTTGATTTAATAGAATCTCGCGTTAGACGCCTAAGTGAGTAATGCGTTTTAGCAAATAAATTAAAAGATCTGTCAACACAAAACAATGCTGGCAGCTATATGGTCTGACATAGACAATCTTTTAAAACAAACAAACGAAGAAAAGCCAGTGAATATAAATTTATGCAGAGAATGTTTGGGTGTTAAGATTTTTTCACCCGAGGGTCTACCAACATGCTCAGAATGTGGACTTGTCGAGGATAGGTATGTTGATGATACAGCGGAATGGACGAGTGGAATAAATGACGACGGGAAAGTTAACGACCCGTCCAGATGCGGAAATCCTAACGCAAACCCCGAACTATTTTCACAAAATTGGGGGAAGGGAACTATTATCTCTACACAACATGGCTCGACGTATGAGAATAAGAGAATGGCCAAGATCAACTTTCATATGTCTATGAATCATAAGGATCGTTCTCTTTTCCATGCGTACAAAGATATAGATGAGGCGTGTCACACTTTACCAGATGTGGTTCTCAAAGACGCAAAAATGATGTACAGAAAGTTCAACGAGGAAAAATTGACACGGGGTGCGGTGCGTTTGGGCATCAAAGCAAACTGCGTTTTATATGCATGTCGCCTCGCGAAACACCCGAGGACAACCAAGGAAATTTCGGATATGTTTGGAATTCAATCAAAGGATGTAAGTCGCACGACTCAAATATTTAAGGATACGATTATGGGTGTAACTGAGAAGAACTACGTCACAAAATCATTTGATGTGATGAATAGACTTTTGAACTCTTTTGAAGTTACACGAGAAGAGAGATTGAAATGTAACCAGTTATGTAAAGCGACTGATGACTGTGTGGAACTTATGAGCAAAACACCTAACAGCGTAGCTTCTGCTATTATCTACATCGTTCTAGGAACAAAGGTCAAAAAGTCTGAATTATGTGACAAGTGCAGCATATCTGTACCGACACTCAATAAGATTGAGAATATTATTAAAAAACACTTAGAGGCTAAAGTTTAGTATTAGAATATGGTGAAGTTGTTTCTAGCCACACCATGCTACGGTGGTTTATGCTTGGAAAAGTATATGTCTAGCATCATAAAACTTCAAATCCTTTTAATAAAAGAGAATATTCAGTTATTCCTTGATACAACAGAAAATGAGTCACTCGTTCATCGTGCCCGTAATGTTTCTGTAGGTCGGTTCATGCAAAAAACCGACTGTGAGTATTTCATGTTTATAGACGCTGATATCCATTTTGATCCTGAAGCTGTTGTACGTCTCATCAAGTCTGGTCATGACCTATCTGTCGCGTGCTACCCTAAAAAGGTGGTCATGTGGGATCAAGCAGCTGAAGCGATTAAGGCTGGCGATGAACGCAATATGTCCATGTTATCTTCGAGTCTAGTAATTAACTTTGGAGCTCAAAATCGTCCAATTAAGGATGGCTTCATAGAGATTTTGGATGGACCTACTGGGTTTATGCTCATCAAACGATCGGTGTTTAAAACTCTAGAGGAGAAGTTTCCAGAACTTTGGTGCAAGAATGATCACCAAAATAGGGACTTCGACGACTACCACGCCGCATTTGACTGTATGATAGACCCAACGAATCGTAGGTATCTCTCAGAAGAT